TTTTACTTACTAACACACTACACTAGCAAAGTAGCGAAAACGGCTTGACAGTCCCACCTGCCTTGTGATAGGGTGGGCCTGTAGGTCGCTCTCAGGTCGCCGGTAACTCGTTGACAGGCAAGCACTTAGGGCGAGCGGCCAATAGCGGGACTTGACCGGAACCTGACCGGGACCAGACCAGAACCTAGCAGGGACCAACAATGGAAACTTATTGTATTGCATGTAAGCGTCCAGTAACATCAGACGATACTTATGAGTTTGGACAGAAACCTGTAATACTTGTAAATCCACTCACACAAGTATACGAAGCAAACCCTCATTACCTACGTGTTTTTTTGTGCAGAACAGACCGTAATCGCATCAACATGCTAAACAAGCAAGTAATAAAGCATACAGGTGCGCGGCCACTTCCCCATGAATTACTCGAATCACTACTGAAGTTCCGTAAAAAGCATCCACTTGATATTGGTCCACCTCGCATTCGTGAATACAAGAATCCTGATGATGCTACATTCTGCAATTCTTGTGGTGAAAGGAAGAGTTTACCAGAGAACAAATACATAGGTGAGTTAGAATGTATGAATCCTAACTGTCCAGGTAGAATTATTCCTGAACGTATCTAACATGAGGTATCAGACAATGACTGAAGATTCTATCTTTGACAATCCTAACTGTCCTCGTTGTGGTAAAGATTTCAATGCTTACCTCGAAGAGCATCATTCAATGCATACTTTGATTGTAGATGGGCAAACAAATCTGTTCCGAATGTTTCACGGATGAGGAAGAGGAACAATCATTTAGGACCACGCACTTCCTCGTTACAGGACACTATCCTGACACGGAAGAATGCACTTGTTTGTTTGATGATAATTCGGAAGATTCTGAATAACTGAGGTATCAGACAATGATTTCAACATCTGGAAAAGTAACATTAAACGTTGATGGTAAGCAGATTACCTTTATCATTCCCGTAGAAAAAATCATAACAATTCTACAGAGCATGTATCAGCAATCACACCCTGCTGGAAAGACTAGAACTGCACTCATTGAATACGCGGAATCAATCGGATTCGAGCTGGAGTAACTAATCATGCCAATGCATTCTTTTCTCTCAAATCCCAATCGAGTGGATATGTGTCAAACTTGTGGCAGACACGCAATAGACCACTCCGATAAAGCGGAATGCGATATCTGCGGCCGTCTACCTACTGATAGTGAGAAACGACACGAAATGCTACTCGGCAAGGTTCTCTGTGCAGAGCATTACAAAGCTGCAATGGAAGAGAATCGAAAAGTTACCACGGTAGTGAACCAGAATAAAGTGAATGGTAACATTTCAGGAATTGGAGATGTTACTGTAAAGGAAGAACTCTTCAATGCGCGCACTTCCGCTCTCGTTGAAGTAAAGGAACGAATGTTAGCGGAGGGGAAGAGTCCTTATGAATTTTGTAAGTGGATGGAATCTCAGCTCGTAGCAGCGAAAGAGAATCTCATCCGTATCAAGAAAGAGGAAGAGAAAGAAGTATCATCTATTCGCGCAATTCAAGTCCAATTCAATGCACTGGCTGACAAACTCACGAAAGAGCAGCGTGACAGCTTGGCGTTGAAGGATATCAATTACAAGCCAGTTCAAGTAAAGGTATCCACTCCCAAGGTATCGAATCCCAAGAAGCGGAGCGAGACGGTAGAATTCATGAATCAATTGAAAGCTGTCGCTAGTGAAATTGGTGCTCCGATTGAAGTACTCAAGACATTAGCTAACATGCGCCAATTGACAGCCGAGCAAACAAAACAGGCTTATCTTGAAATTACTGGTAAGGGAAAGTAACTATGAAAATCTACATGGTAAAAGTAAATGGCTATGTAATGGGAGCGTTCAGACTGAAAGTAGATGCCGAATATTTCCTAAATAGTCCAAGATTCGAAAAGGCAGAAAAGGAAATCATTGAAGTAGTAAAGCGAAGTGGAGACCCATACTTCCTTTGAAAGAAATAGAATGAATAACAATCAATACCTCGACAAGCTAAACCATATCTATTCCAGCATGACGCGCGACTCCCTCCGCCTTATGCTGGACTCGCTCCACGCGCGCAATTCCGTTCTGGCACGAGAGGAATACGACAATCATCTCCGCATCGCAATGATTCAATCGATTCTCAGATTCGACAAGGTAGAACCGGAAAAGCAGAAACCTGAAGTAACAATCGAATCTCGCTGTTTCATCCCTGCTTATCCTGAATCTCCACTCCCTGAAAAGGAAAAGGAATAACTGACATGGAATCAAGAAATGAACTAATCAAGAAACTCACAGCATTTATGCGAGAGAATAGTCTCGACATGACAGAAATGATTGACTTGTGCGCGGATTGGTGTGAAGAGGATAGGAAGAGACAGTCTCATCCTGCTGTAGTATCCGTGTTAGATTCTTGCATTGATGGATTGCGACATGCAAGTATGGATTACTACGTATCGACAAAGTAGGAGCGAATCTAATGGAAATTTACTTAGTAGTAAATCCTAACCCTTGTTTCGATTGTAGTACTGAGGAAGTAATTGCAGTCTGTATCGATCCTCAGAAAGCCAAAGATATAGCGAGTAGATTTGAAGCTGAAATTCACTACTACGACGTGAAAGTGAAGGGTTACGAAATCATTAGTAACCACTACCGTTCTAAATTCACGGAGCGAATCTAATGGAACGAAATGAAGCGACACTCTATTGCAGAAATAAACTGTTAGAATACAATCTAACAGGATGGCACGTTCGTCTCACAATGGATGCCACGAAACCATTTCTCGGATTATGCTCATACAAAGATAAATGCATAATTCTAAATGCTCACCATATTGACTTACATCCTGCTGAAGAGGTAAAAGATACCATTCTCCATGAAATTGCACACGCTCTTACACCTGGTCATGGTCATAATAGTGTTTGGGCCAATAAAGCGCGCGAATTAGGTTGCACGAATACCCTTCCCTGTTCGCATCTTTCATTCTCTCCTGAAATACTTGACGCGATTCGGAGTGGAGCGGAGCTAAAGATTGAATTTGAGGAACAAGTAATCAGGACTCCAAAGTATCAAGTTACTAGACTCCAAGATAAATGTGAATCCTGCGGGAAAGTGGCAAAGGAAGTAAGACAACACACAATGCCATTCCCTGAACCTCTTCCTGACCTAAAAACAATCTATCTCGAATGCGGTCATATGAGGACCGTAAAGATTCCGAAAGGAACTCCATTCCATAAGCTAATCTCATTTGGATGGCGCGCGGATGTGAAAGAGTGTAAGCACGAATGGAATAAGAATCAATGCATCCTCTGCCAGCAATACAAACCCTACCCCTATCAAGTAGAAGGAATGCAATTCATCGAGAAATCGCTATCCATGAATAAAGGTGCAGCGATATTCGATGAAATGGGACTCGGCAAGACTATTCAAGCACTAGGTTACATCAAAGAACATCCTGAATCCTTCCCCGTTCTATTCATCATAAAGAGCGGAATCAAATTTCAGTGGTTCAAGGAAATATTTCGATGGCTTGGTCCGGAATACATGGGTCAGGTTATCAATACTTCTTCTGATTTCCTTGTGCCCGGAATGAAAACGTATCTCGCCTCTTACGATATCTTCACTCCGAAATCTCGTACAATCAAGGGAAAAGTAATCACGCAAGGAATGCCCGTTGAGAAAGTATTGGCTCTCGGAATTAAGACTGTAGTCCTAGATGAGTGCCAGCAAATAAAGAATCCCGACTCGACGCGCACTCAAATGATTCGTAGGATTGTACAGAAGGTTGACCATGTAATTCCACTCTCTGGAACTCCATGGAAGAATCGCGGTGGAGAATTCTTTACTGTCCTGAATATGCTTGCTCCCACTCGATTCTATTCACAGCAAGCATTTCTCGATAAATGGGTAGACTTCTACGAACAAGGTCAATACACAAAGCAAGGAGGTATACGTAACCCTGAAAAATTCAAAGAGTATATAAGTGACATAGCAATAAGAAGGGAGCGCGCGGAAGTAATGCCCGAACTTCCTGAAGTGAGTAGGATGCTCCAATTCACAGAACAGGATAAAGTAAATCAGCAACTCTACGATGAGGAAGTCTCTGATTTCGTGAAGTATTACAACGAAGCAGTAATCGGTGGTGATGAGGATAAATTAGCATTTGGTGGTGACGGTCCTATCATTGCTCGATTGCAGAGAATGCGTCACATTACCGGACTGAGTAAAATTCCTGCTACCAAGGAATTCGTCAGAGAATTCATCGAAGAGACTGACCGCAAACTCGTAATCTTCGTCCATCATGTGGATGTTAGTAGAATTCTCTATGATGACCTTCGAGCGGAACATAAGATTCCTATCCTGAAATTAGAAGGTGGAATGTCATCGGAAGCAAGAAGTCAGATACAGGAAGAATTCAATCAAGCTCCGCGCGCGATTCTCATTGCATCCACACTCGCCGCAGGAGAAGGATTGAATCTTCAGACATGCGCTGACTGTATTCTTCACGAGAGACAATGGAATCCCTCTTCGGAAGAACAAGCAGAAGGAAGATTCATTCGTATAGGTCAAAAGAGAAATGCAGTAAATGCAACCTATATGACTGCTGGGGGAACAGTTGATGAATTCTTAGCTGGAATTGTGGAAAGAAAGAGAGCATATTTTCACGCTGCAATGAATAAAGGTAAATCAATCGAGTGGAAACAGTCAGATATCATCAAGGAACTTTCGGAAGCGATTGTAAAAGATTGGATGAATAAGAATCGAGAGAAGAAGGTTTCTTGAAAGGAGTAAATCAATGACCAAAGAACAATGGATAGACAAAGTAAAGAAGCATCAAGTGAAGCTCATATCCCTAATCGAGCAGTGGCATCCCCATAATATCCGACCAGAACAGGATTTAGAATTCAAAATTACAGCACCAAATGCAGAGCGCGCGACCCGTGGAATTCGTGAGGATATCAAAAGTAAAACTACTGAAAGTCCCTCTGCTCAATTCCTCCGTGCAATTGAGGAAAGTGATGAAGCTGTAATCTATCGTATTCTCCAGCAAGCATGGTTTGGAGTGCCCGAATCTACTTCATGCTGGAGAATAGAAGGATTTGTCGAAGCTGTTGATTTACTTGATGACCCTGTTGATTATGAAGGAGCTAACTAATGAAAACAATCATCTTCTTCAAGAACGGTGAAGTACAGACCATCAAGGACAAGTCATATCCTGTCATGGACCCTTCTGCTGATTCTCTCATGATGACAGACAAGGAATTGGAGCCAGTAGAAGGACAGGAAGAGATATTCCTCTCTGATGTAGCAAGAATTGAATGGGAGAATGACTAACTGACAGGAGAAATGAAAATGAATGAATATGAAGTGACTATCTCATTAGTAATCAGGGAATCTACTTACCACAAAGCAGTTCAGAAAGCAATGGAATTAGTAAGTGATTTGCAGGTTCGAAATTACGAAGATATTCAATACAAAGATGTTCAACTTGATGATGTAAGCAAGAAAGAGGATGAATTCTAATGCCACAGCAACCAATGAAAACTGGTGATGCAGAGTTCGATGAATTGATGGAGAAAGCTGTAGCTCTCCTCAAAACTGTAAAGGAAATCAATCAAGAATGTAAGACTCTTCCCGGAGACAGCGTAGAAATTCTCATGTTCAAGATGCGAATCCTCGAAATAATCAAGAATACAGCGGTCTAACTTTGAAAGGAAAAGAAATGAAATATCTATCCTGTCCTCTATGTGGAACTCCCGAACCTGAATTGCGAAGTCATTTCGTAGATGGGAATGAAGTATTTGTCATTACTTGCATGTCCTGTTACCGAACGGTAAGAATAGAAGATATTACCGACACGAAAGAAGAGGAATAAATGGACGCACCTTACTACAATGCAGGACCAGATGAGAGATATAATGATAGACTATTGAAGCCAAAGGAGCATTTCTGTAATTGGTGTGGATTGATTTTTACTCATGAACCATTCCCTGTCGGAGCATTAGAATTCTGCACCCTAGACCATGCTCACAATCATATCATCGAGAATGCAAAACAAAAGTGAACATGAGAGATTGGAGTATCTCCGTTATCTCGAAAAGGAACTAAAGAAGTTGCGTGCTGAGAACCTAACACTAAGGCGCGCGGTCGAGAAATATGAACAGCAGCGAATGTGGGATTACGACAATCTTCGAGGTCCGAAATGAACGAATCAAAAAAGAATGCAGAACTAATCCGAGAAATAGTCGAAAGAGTATTGAGTGAAGTAGGCTCGGAAATTCATGAAGAGGACAAGAGAATCGTAAGGCAAGTATTCTCCAATTCACGAACATTCGCGGCAACACTTTGTATCTTCGAATTTCTACTCGCGCGTCACGATGAACTTGCATTGAATGTCGCTCAGTCAGTCATGAATATTCGTAAGTTTGATGATGAACAGAGGAAAGAAGTAGCAGAGGAGACTAAACATTGATGAGAAATCGATGTGTATGGGAATTAGAAGATGAAGATTATGGTGTTTATAAAACTGAATGTGGGAAGGAATTTCAAGTAATGACAGATAACATAGAAAAGAATGGATTTCGATACTGTGTATATTGTGGATTACCTATCACTGAAATGAAAAAGAAAGAGGAGGAAGAATCAGAATGAAAATCCGATGCCCTCATTGCACGAATGACGACAAACGAATGATTGAGATTATTGCCAATTCAGGACAACTCTTCTGTGCTGTATGTGGGAAGAGATTTGAAATCAAGGAAGGGAAAGAGAATGATTCTGATAAGTAATCTTTGGTTTCGATTCTGGTCATGGTGGAATCGAGATAAAGTAATCGGAATGATGGAAGAATCTTGGTTAGAAAGAATCGGAAGAAAAGATGAATTGTGACTGTTGTAAAGGAAAGGAAACTTGTGATTTACATCGAGGAATTATTCAGCGAACGACAATGAAAATATGCCAACTCTGTCTCGATGCTGCGGTTCGTTCTGGAGCGAATAAGGAAACTTTTCTCATGAATTTAGGAATTGAACTTGATATTGAGGAACTAGAGAAAGAATTGGGAGGTAATCATGACTAAAACTAAATTCAAGATAGGTGATAGAGTAACACGTCTTAGTGATGTATTTGATGATAAAAGCACGAGACTTTTTGGCAGAATATCTGAAGTTTATCAAAGAAGAACAGTATTTGGATTCTATCCTGAATTGTATAAAGTAATTTGGGATGATGGTAAGGAACAGTTTGGATTCCTTCCTCATGGATTAGATAAGGTATAATCATGGAAGTAATGATCAAGAAAAAAAATATCGCGCTCGATTCCCAGATTCTATCAACACTCATGGGATGCGCGCGATTGACTGACTTCCGTTTCAATCATCATCTCACCTCAATTTGGGGTAAACCTAAATCATTTGAGATGGGTTCGATTGTTCATGTCTTTCTCGAACATTACTATGGTGCGATTATAAAGGGAGTGACTCGGAATAATGCGATAGCAATCGGATTAGAGAAAGCACAGGAATATAGTCAGAATCCCGATGAAGTGAAGAATACTGAATTAGAGGATAGACAATGGGCATTACAAACCTGTGAAATCTATGCAGACCATTACAAGAATGATCCTTGGATTCCTCTTGAAGTCGAGACTGTGAAAGGAAAGTTAATTTATGAAGATGATGAAATTCGAATTCTCTGGAAAGCGAAGTTCGATCTCATAGCAGACACAGCTTATGGAATTTACCCAGTAGACCATAAAACAATGAGTCAGAATCGAGATACTCTGACACTGAATAATCAATTCATCGGGCAGTGCGCGCTACTCGATACCCAGACAATGCAAGTGAATAAAGTAGGATTCCAGAAAACCCTGAAACCTAACGAAAAATTCCAGCGCGTCGTGATGAATTATTCCATCGAGCGAATCATGGAATGGACGAATGAGATTGTTCCGTTCTACTCTAAGCTCTGGATTGCTTATCTAGAAAGTGGTTATTTCCCTCCTAACTTTTCTCACTGTGAAACGAAATACGGATTCTGCCAGTTCAAGTCAGTATGTGAAGCGAATCCGAATATGAGAGAAGATGAGTTGAGGAATAATTTCATTGTAGGTAAGGTTTGGGATATTGCTAACACGAAAGAAGGTGAGTAATGTTTGATACGATATTGTCATGGATAAGTATTGCTCTCGTATTCTTTGGATTAGGTTATGTTCTTGGAGAATGGAATTACAAAAAGTTTGTGGACAAGCAGCTAGATAAATTGGAGAAACAAGGTGGAGGAGTTCTTAGATTGAATAAAAGAGATATGAAAACTGTCTACCAGAAATACGAAAAGAAGGAAAATAAATGATGGAGAGATACGAAATAGAAACAGTTTTAGAATATTTAGATGATTACGTGAAGGCCAGTTTTGATAAAAGAGAATCACCATCAGTTGAGACTGAAGTGGATTGGAATAGGAAACGAAGTAACTTAGTAGATTATTTAATGGAGCTTCTGAATCAATGAAAATCACAATCAAATTTCCAAATGCAAGTCGCGCGGTCGTTCGTGGTAACATTCTAGAAGGAACTCCCATTCGAGAATTGAAACGAATCTATGAGGCTGAAAGAGCAATCAATGAACTAACTACTCTCAGATGTCATATTTTCGTTGACGAGGATCATGAATCTCCAAAGGAGGAATAACAATCATGCCAAGGAAAAAGACACAAAGTCAAAACCATATTCACCGATACGAAAAGGTGTATCTGGGAAAGAAGCGAGATTACGAGGTATTTCGCTGCAATCTCCCCAATTGTACCCACTATCTCAGAAAGGAATTAGTAAAGGATAAAATTTCCCTATGCAATCGTTGTGGGGAACCAATGGTAATGGATACTCGCGCGATGCAGCTAATGAAACCTCACTGTGTTCCATGCATTGAACGAAGGCAGGATTCAGGACTGGATAATCTTGCTGATGCTTTGAGGTGATTCGATGAAAATTTGGGTAGAAATTCCTAAAGTGTGGGAAACTAAAATTCACAATAGAGATCCATTAGGAACGGAACCTAGACAGAATTTCATGTTTGAAGGACCAGACCTAAAAGTAAGAGATGAATATCATTCAATGGATGAACTCTATGACCATCGAATGACTCTCTTTTGCGCGCTTCTTCGTGTATGGAATGAATGGTCTGGTCAATACTCAGAAGAAGATGATATTCCTGTATGGAAATCCAAACTTCATTCAGACGGAACAATGTTTGGTCCTGAATGGTTCATTGCAGGAATAGGACGACAGAAAGGAAAGCAGATTACTTATCACCTGAAAGTAGATCCCTACTGGGATCAGTTAGAAAATATTCAAGAATTGGAGCGCGCACCTGAATGGGATGGTCATAACTCAAATGATGTTCTTGAGAGACTCAGGAAACTCTAATGGGAGGAACCTTACCAATCTGTCCATTCTGTCGTAAGGAATGTAATTCAAGTGGGGTAAAGGATCATATCAAAGCAAAACATCCAGAGAAAGTAAAGGAATGGATTGCTCAGGGTCAGCCTCCTTATTGGCGATATGACAAAGAAGGAAATCTGAAATGACAGTTTACATTGTAGGAATCGAAAATCGAGAAGGAATTTCTATCGACTCAGTTTGGTCAAGTAGAGAAGGAGCTGAAGATAGAATCTTGAAGTTGAAAAGACAATATCTCAACTTCGAAATCTTTGAGTATATCATGGATGGAATCGAATAAAGAGGATAGAAATGTCACATTCACAACTTCACAACTTAGTATCAAATGGTGGGAAAGTTCTAGTAGTGGGTGGTTATAATAAGTCATTTCAGGAATTCAGGAATCACCCACAAATTGAATTCTGGACTGGAGATACGAGAAAGGATATTCAACGTAAAGTGAAAGCAGCCTGCTATCCTGATAATCTAAAGGCAGTAATTATCAGTCGATTCGTAAGCCACTCAGATAGTGTAGCAGTATTACATGAAGCGAGGAAGAAGAAAGCAACTATCTTCGCACCTCTCTCGGATGGACAAGTAAAGAGAACTCTGAATGAAATGTTTACTGGTCCAATTGGTCCTGATCTAGTATTAGAGGAAATCAAAGAAAAGCAACTTCAGAAAGAGGAGCAGAAAATGAATCCTGAAATTAGAAAGCCAAATCGAGGGGAAGTAATTACACTTGTGAAGAAGCATCTTGGTCCTGCTTCTGTAAAGGAAGAAGTGGAAAGATTGTCGAAAATCTTCACAGAACAAGGAATCAAGACAACAAAGAATTCTATCGCAAATGCAATTTATCGCGCGCGTTCCAGTTCCACTCCTAGTATTCCTAAGCCAAAGAAGGAAAAGAAAGAAAAGAAATCAGAGTCAAGTAATCATCTTCTCGTGATGATGGACGAAGCAATTACTGCAATGCAACTTGTTAGGGAGGAAGTAGCGAAGCTGGATACCATGAGTACTGATTACATGAAACTGAAGGAAAAATTGCGAACCTTACTTGACTAGGAGGAATCGATGACTAAGAATGAGTTACTGAACAAGATTGCTGATATTAACAGTAAGATTGAAGATGCCCTATCTTCAGTCAACAATCTAAAAATTGCTTTACGAGAAATAGTTGATGATATTGCAGACATTCCTGACACACCAGAAGAGATAACTGACGAGAAGGAGAAAGAATAATGTTTCAGCAAATACAAGGACAGCATCCTCAGCCTCACGCGCGTTACCTCGTCAAGAGAGGACACTACACTTTTGTAGCTACTCCATGCTATGGAATGCACGCTCCTTGGTGGGTTCCAATGAAACACGATGGTGAATTAGAACCTATTAGTATGGAATCAACAGATAAATGGATGCCAATTCCGAAAGAAGAATAGATGCCTAACATGTCCTCTGTAAGTCTAGATAGTTTGTTCTGCTTATTCAAAGGAGTTTAGTATGCCAGCAAAAGGATACAAAACAGATGTGTACGAAAGATTGATGGAGAAAACTATTAAGCAAGGAGATTGTCTAATTTGGACAGGATATAAAGTAAGAAGTGGTCATGGTTATATTTGGTATCATGGAAAAATGATAAGAATTAACAGATTGATAGCTCATCTACATCATGGAATGGATTTGAACGATCCAAATGTGCAAGCTAATCACACAAGAGATTGCACAAGTAGTTCCTGCTGGTATCATGGACACATTTATGTAGGAACTCAGTACGATAATGTTCGAGATCAAATTGCCAATGGAAAGTTTCATTATGGCACTAAAAATTTAAATGGAAGTCCAGATTATGTTCATTGGAGAGATAAGGAGAAATAATGCCAAATATGTCTAATGTCACACTAAATAGTTTGTTCTGCTTATTTAAAGGTGAGCCAGGTACAAGAAAATCAACAGCAGCACTATCATTCCCCCGACCCCAATACTGGTTCTCATGGGATAGGAAGATGGAATCTCTCATTATTCCCATGAGGAATTGGGGAGTGAAACCAGAAGAAGTAGAATACGATGATTATACAGAATGGAGTAAAGCGGAGAAGAAACTGAAGGATTTTCAAGTAAATTGTAAATTCAAGACTCTCATTGTAGATACCATAACGAGTAATGCGGATGGTATCAACAAAGGAACAATGAGGATAAAAGGAGAACCAAATAAAGTAGGAGGAATTCCTGTCAATTCCATCGAGGATTATAAGGCAGAAGAATCTGCTTTACAGGATTTAGTCTCGAAATTAAAGGACATTCACAAGTATCACGGAACGAATGTCATCCTCATCGCACACGTTATCCAGCGAGAACAAGTGCGTGAAGGTAAGACTCACATGGCGCGCACTATTGTCACTGCTGGTAAAGGAATTGCCCAAAAGATTCCTGGCTACTGCACCGAAGTTTATCACTTCAACATCAAACCAGATATGCAAGCTGACAAGGAGGGAAACTATGCTTTAAAAACCACTCACACTGGAGACGATTTCGCGCGAACGAGCCTTCCATTACCACCCGAGATTGTATTCGGGAATAGACCGCTGTATGATGAATTTCTTCTACCTGTCATACAGAAATTCAACCCCAAACCCACTACACCTTTCCCATCCTCAGGAGTCAAGTAAATGCCTATCGTGGAATTTAGCGAAAGTGACCTCCTTCGCGGTAAACTGTTGCCGCCTGCTTGGTATCTCATTTCAGTGGACGAAGTGAAGGAATGGGAGCCATCGAAGGATCGTCAGTCCAACAATTGCATCATGGAATGTACCGTTATCAAGAATGCGGATAATGGTCAGACAGAGGGAATCGCTGGAGTTCCTCTGATGCTTCAGTTCAACGATAAGAAGTCAGCGCGCGGTTTCATCGAAGGATTCTTGCGCGCACTTGGAGTTGAAGTGGAAGCCACCCGCTACGATCTTGCGAATGCTAAGGGAAAGACTGTAGAAGCATTCGTGGAGAACAATGAATTCGAGGGTCGCGTGAGGAATCGTGTGAACCATAAGTACAGGAAGCCGAGAGAGTAGTAATTCAATTTGTGTGGATGCTGTCGAACTAAGGTGACTCATTAGACTTCCTGATTAGACCTGGAAAAGCTCGAAAGGGTGACTTCTAATGACTAACACGAATAAGACAGTCTAGATTCACTCGTCCGAATCTTAGTTCAGCCATCCACACAATTCTTTTCTTGAATAGGAGTACAGCAAATGACCGACGAACAGCAGAAAGAAGCAGAAGAAGTCGAAACCCTCGATGAAACTGAAGAAGATGATACTGAAGATGAAGGTGAAGAGGATTTCGATGGTGAAGATGAGGAAGAAGAGAAGTAATTAGTGATTGCGCGTCCAGACGTTGGTGCGATGTTGTTGTATTGTAGGCTGTGTCTACCAAGCATATAAGTCCTTCAACCCAGCATCAAGACCGCCAATTATGGACGAGCCTCAGTGGGCCACAGGAGTGTCAACGAAAGTTGCCGAATGGAATTCACTGGTCTGCATAATCAAAGGCTTCCGCGTTGGGCGCGCAATTCTTTCAACCAAGAAAAGGAGAATCAAAATGAAGGGAACAATCGTTAGGATTTATGAGCAGAAGAAATTCGGATTCATTCGCGCGCTCGACTCGAATGAGGAATATTTCTTCCACAAGACAGGAATTGCACAGGATAGTGATTACCAATTCGAGCAGTTACAGATGGGTCAAGTCGTAGAATTCGTTCCAACAAGAACTCCAAAGGGATCGCGCGCTGAGAATGTAACTACTTTTCTTGATTGAAGAATCGGAGAATAAAGAATGACCGGAACGATTGTAATTCTGAATAAGAAAGGGTATGGTTTCATCAATTCTCGTGACCTACCCTTCACTAGAATTTTCTTTCACTGGACTCAGCTTAGGCCAGGTACAGTTCGATTTCCTGATTTGAGAAAAGGAATGCAAGTTCAATTTGAGCCAGTAGAAGTAGAAGGTCAGGGAACGAGAGCGATGAGAGTTGAGGTTATTCAGGAGGAATTGAATCATGAAGAATCTAAATCTACGGGACATTCGGAAAGTAATGGATCAACTAAGGAAGGAATTTGAATCTCAATTAAGTGGACCACATGTATCATGGGATAAGAAAGGAATGATGTTTCAGTTAGAGAAAGCAATAGCGAATACTTTGGCTGAAGTAATTGAAACTAACTCAGCGAGTGAAGCATGACTATCGAGAATAAATACATACCAGGAATAGGACCATTATCACCTAAACTCATGGTGATAGGTGAAGCTCCATCCTACAAAGAGTTAGAAGCTGGTAAACCTTTCGTTGGGCCAGCGGGTTCAGAGCTAGATAAACTATTCAAGGATAGTGGTCTGAATCGAAATGAAGTCTGGCTCACGAATGTATGTAAATTCTTTGTACCATTCGCAACAGAAAACAAGAAGATTCCTTTTCACGTCAGAGCAAAGAATTACGGGATCGATCTAGAGCAACAGAAATTAGAACTCTTCCAAGAAATAAAGGAGGTGAATCCCAACTGTCTACTCATTCTAGGAGCGACTGCACTTCAGCTTATTACAGGGAATAAGAATATCGATGATTGGAGGGGATCGATACTATGGGCTGGAGGTAGAAAAGCAATCTCGACATACCATCCCGCACACTTAATTCACCAGCAAGGAGAGAGTGGAATAAAAGGGTACTGGAAGCGGCAGGTAATGATATTCGATTTCAAGCGCGCGAAACGACAGTCAGAATTTCCTGAGTTAATACTACCAACTCGGAATTTACACATCTGCAAATCATCCTATCAACTATCACAATTCATCGAAAGGTACAAAAATGCAGAGAAACTCTCCATCGACATTGAAGCTGGTGGCACTTGCATTCCTATCTGTATCGGTCTTGCATTTAATGACTATGAAGGAATATGCGTGTCTCTCTGGGATGACTCGATTCCTTCTTCTGATTTGGCTAATTGTTGGATTCTCCTGGCTGAACTACTCATTAATCCACGATTCAAGAAGATAGGACAGAATTTCAAGTACGATCAGGACAAAATAAGGCGATTAGGATTCGTGATTGACAGATTGCATTCAGATACTATGCTGAAGGCATTCGCAATTAATCCTGAGCTTCCAAAAAATCTCGGATTCAATACCAGTCTCTACACAGAGGAGCCGTTCTATAAACATGAAGGAATGTATCATGGTGAACTGAAAGACCTATTCATTGGTTGCGCGCGCGATGCATGTGTGACGTGGGAAATTGATACTAAGATGGACGCTGACCTTGACGAACTAGGAATGCGACCATACTATGAAAACTTCATCATGCATCTTCATGAATTCTACCTCGACATGGAAACTATTGGATTCCGAGTCGATAATGCGAGAAGAGAAGAACTATTAAGAAAGTATATAGAATGGATGGAACGAATTAACTATGAATTATTCCAGCATACCGGAACATTCATCAATGTGAATTCTCCTAAGCAGATTGCTGTTCTTTTATGGGAGAATTTGAGATTACCAAGAAAGCTAACGACAGGAGAAGAGGATCTTACTGCACTCATTCAATCCCCTAGTCTGAAGAACGAAGATCATAAAAGAATTCTCGAACTAATACTCGAAGGACGGAGAGTAAGTAAAACCAAATCAACGTATGTCATGGCCCTACCTGACTATGATGGAAGGATGAAAACTACATTCTTTCCTTGTCTCGAAACTGGTAGAAGTTCAACCGGCCAATTAGACCCACCAATCAGACCCGCGCACGATAAGATTACAGGTGATATCGCAACTAAGAAAACGAATAACAAGTCAATAGGAATGGCATTCCAGACTATTACGAAGCATGGAGATATTGGAGAGGATATTCGTTCCATGTTCGTGGTAGATGAAGAAGAAGTATTCCTCCAGGCTGATAGTTCTCAGGCCGAAGCTAGAGTAGTAGCATTACTAGCAAATGATGATGAAATGATGAGGATGTATGACGAACATGACATTCATGCACTTACTGCTTCGTGGTTTTTCGGGGGAACAGAGCAGGACTATAGCAAGAAAGTTCTTGGATATGAGTCACCAATTCGCTTTGCAGGAAAAACTCTCCGTCATGCAGGAAACCTTGGAGCTTCAAAACGAAGAGCTAGTATTGAACTTAATACTCAAGCCAGAAAGTACAAAATCCCCCTCCAAATAAGCGAAGCGGATGCAGGACGCGCGCTCGAAATATTCCATTCTAAATCCCCATCGATTCGCAAAGTATTTCACACCGAAGTCATCGCGGCAATAACTAAGAATCGTCGTCTCATTGCACCTCTTCCCTACGGAGTAGACGCTCCACATGGAGGAGTAAGGATTTTCTATGAACGATACGGAGAAGAACTTTTTAGACAAGCTTTTTCGTACTTACCTCAACGAGCAGTTAGTGACAATACTAAGAATGCGGGAATGCGAATTAAGAGGAGAATCCCTGGTATCAAAATTATTCTTGAAGCTCATGACGCGCTGTTATTTTCTGTTCCTGTTTCTGCTGTTAATTGGATAGTTCCTATAATTCGACAGGAAATGGAACGACCTATAGACTTTTCTGCTTGTAGTCTACCAAGACGCGCGCTATCCATTCCATGCGATATTGAAATTGGGACAAACTATCAGGAATTGAAGAAATTCAAATTCGAGGTGGCAGCATGACAATCTACAAACTCGACATCGATGCTATATCAGGAATCGAAACCTACTCAATTATTAATCCTGATTTACTAGAAATCAGTAAATTTCTTGCGCTGTATGATCATGAAGGAAGTGTAATTACATTGACAAGATTCACAGAAATACCTAAACCTATGAGAAATGAAGAAGCATACAAGTTTATCGAGGAGCAGACAAAATGAAAAATGAACCAGACATCATCGATCATTATCTTTCAGTAATCAATACTGAAGGAAGGAATCTCACTCCCTGGGAAGCAGATTTCATTGAATCTATAGAAGAACAATGGAAAGAAAGAGGTTCTCTATCAGAAAGACAAGAGGAAATATTAGAAAGAATTTATTCTGAGAGGACACCATGATTAAACAAAATCGAGAAACAATTGATGATTTCGCACTAACTTTAAATAAGGAGGAAATACTCACACTATACAAGTTCCTCGAACGAGAGTTCATCCCTCATGAAACTGACATTCAGGAACTAGTTAAGAAAATCGCTTCAGTGGCAAAGCAATATGAATTGGATTCAACAGGTTCTAAAACAGCATGAAGAAGTCGAATCACCTAGGGAATTTTGGCGGTGGAGTGCTTTGGCCACTTTATCGGCTGTCGTCAAAGATCAAGTATGGCTGAACAGAGGAGGATTGTATAAACTTTATCCTAACATTTACGTGATGTTACATGCTGATTCAGGATTGAAGAAAGGCCCTCCTGTCAGTATGAGTAAGCAAATAGTAAAAAATGTTAACAACACAAGAATCATCAGTGGAAGGTCATCAATTCAAGGAATCCTGAAAGAATTAGGAACTGCTTATACTATACCTGGTGGAAAGGTGATCAATAAGTCAGTTGGATTTATCGTAGCTTCTGAGTTCAGTTCTTCGTTAGTATCGGACCCAGCAGCTATGACAATTCTTACTGATTTATACGATAGACACTGGAACGCTGGAGAGTATAGGTCACTCCTAAAGATGGAAACCTTCGAATTAAAAGATCCAACAATTAGTATGCTAGTCGCTACCAATGAGGCACACTTCGAGGATTTCATAGGAAAGAAAGATATTCAAGGAGGATTCATTGGAAGAATGTTTGTGATTGCCGAGGATAAGGTACAGAAGTTAAATCCTCTTGTTCAAATGCTAGAGAATCCACCTGATTATGTGAAATTGAGTGAATTTCCTAAGGAAGTCTCGAAATTAACAGGAGAATTCAAGTATGGTCCAGGAGCAGGGGAACTTTATGAACAGTGGTATATGCAGTTCTATCGCGCGCTATTCGATTCCCCTAACAAGGACACCACAGGAACAGTGCAGCGATTCGGTGACTCTGTTCTGAAAGTTGCTATGCTTCTCTCTTTGGGTGAAAAACTAGAGTTAATATTAACAGAAGAGAATATCAATGAAGCAATAGATATCTGTGAAAAGTTAGTTCAGAATGTAAAACGAACTACGCTAGGAAAGGAAGGGAAGTCAGAGGATGCTTTACAGAAAGCATTGATTATCAAGGAATTGTGCTTCCGTGAACCGCATAGCATTTCGCGCGCTATGATGCTCAAGAAACACTGGATGGACTTCAAATCTGACACTATCGATCCTATTGCGGAAGATTTAGCGAAAGGTGGAATCATTGAGGTGAAGAGTATAGGAAATCAAGTAGTTTACACGATGAATGATGAAACTGCTCAGATGTACAGTGAATTCTTTAGGTCGAGAGGGGTGAAGAAGTGACTCATGATGAGTTACTTGAATTACTCGGATTTCTGTCGAATGTTCGTAACAGTGAATACGTTGCAGACCAAATGATGCAGGAAGAATGTGATAAATTAATAGAATTAGTCAAGAAAGATATTGATTCTAAACACTTTCACTTAGGAGACATCTAATGAACAAAACAGTAGTTTTGTATCATGGTAACTGTTTTGATGGTATGAGTGCTTGCTGGGCCGCATGGAAGAAATTTGGTGATGATGCTGAATATCGAGCAGTGAATTACGGTCAAGATTTTCCATTCAATGAATATGGAAAGAATGATGATATTTACATTGTAGATTTTTCTTATAGGAGAGATATTCTATTAGCTCTTAAAGATGAAGTAAACAAACTAGTAGTCCTCGACCATCACAAGACAGCACAGAAAGATTTGGAAGGATTAGACTTCTGTATTTTCGATATGGAAAAGTCAGGTGCGCGCTTGACTTGGGAGTATTTTCATTGGGAGAAAGATTCTGGTGGTATGTTCTACGGTGAAGATGAGTTCAACCCACCAGTCCCCAAACTAATCCAATACGTAGAAGATAGAGATTTATGGAGATTCAAACTTCCCTGGTCAAAAGAAATTAATGCTTATATTCAATCTTATCCAATGACCATAGCTGAATATATTTCGATAGATAAAATGTTAGAAGGTAATTTTGAAAGATGTAGAACTGAAGGATGGGCAATAGAAAGATACAAAAACACAATGGTCGAAGCTCAATGTCGTCACTTCTCAATTCAAAATGTAGGAGGATACAATGTTCCTGTTGTTAATTCTACTATCTTGTTCTCAGAAGTTGGTAATTCTCTCTGTCTTAAATATCCTGAGTACCCTTTTGCTGCTTATTTTACTATACGCAATGACGGCAAGAAACAATGGGGATTGAGAAGTATTGGAGATTTCGATGTAAGTGAAGTAGCTAAGAAGTTGGGGGGCGGAGGACATAAGAACGCGGCAGGATTCATTGAGGAAGTAAAATAAATGACAAGAATAGTTGATTATGAATATAAATGTTTTAATGATTGCATTCAAACTGGTTGTCCTGGTCATAGGATGCAGATTATATATGAAACTGTATCTGATACAGTAATATTAGTAACATTAGGGCATAAAGATAAAAATGGAGAGTGGTCAAACGGTAAAACAGAAGTTTTTGACAGAAATGAAATTAAAGGATTATGTAATGCCTGGCAGGAGTTATGGGATAAAATATGAAAATAATTGAAGTTAAATTGTTCGTAGAGGACTTCAATAATTTGTCAGATGGTGACGCAATTAAAACTGTGGAGGAGATAATATGTGAAGCATTTGGGAAGGAAGAAATGAAGGAACATCCAAGAAGTAAGCTAATTTTAATGGAGGTCAAACACAGATGAAATTCCCACTCGTAGTAATCAGAAATGAATATGATGGAAGAGAGATACACATTAACATCAACAATGTCCTTCATATTAGACCTAAATATGATGGAGGATATCATATCATGTTCATAGGAGGTCAAGAATTAGATATAGATTTCAAGACTTACGACAAACTCAAGAAAGCATTTGAAGTTGTAGCAGAACAGGAGTAAGTTAAGATGGACAAGAATAAAGTCGAACAGTTTATCAACAGTGCAATGGCAAATCTAGTCGAGGCTAGAAATGAGCTACATTCAACTCCAGCCCAGACAATCAAAGCAGGAGAGAATCTAGCCTCTTACTTAGAAAAACCAGGAGAATATAATCTCGAAGCAGGAGCTACATTTGAGGCACAAGGATTCTTACTCAAACCTGGAACTAAGATTAACGGTAATGGCGCGCGCCTGCATGGTCAGAATTTGGCGGCACTGACTATTCCGATTGAGAGTAAAGATTTCTTCGTTGATAATCTCACTCTCACTTCAGAGAATTCGGAGCGCGCGTTCCAAATTGGAGAGAATGGTCCGAATCAGAATAGTCTTGACAAAGTTCCTTCCCTTGTTAGACTACATAGACTTAAGTTCCCATCCTATCGTGGCAAGAATTGCATCGAAAATAACGGAACTGTCATATCATTTGTTGATCTAGAAATAACTGACCATTATCATCCAGGTGGAGTAGAATCTCACGGAATAGTATCAATCAATACTCCTGGAAAAATTGCTATCAGAGGAGGAACTTATCACGGAAGTTCAATCCCATTTCTTTTCGGTGGAGATGAAATGGATTTAGAACTTCCAACTCCAATCGAGAGGATAGAAGATATTGTCATTGACGGAGTTTATACAGAAGTTCCTCCTGAATGGAGATTGACAGGAAAGAAGATTAAGACTCGTCTAGAATTCAAGAATGCTCATAATGTAAAGGTTCTGAATTTCACTGGAAGATATTCCTATGCAGATGGACAAGCAGGATATGGAGCGTTAATTACTCCAACAAGAGATGGTTCATGTTCAGATATTTACTTTGAGAATTTAAATCTTCTCGAAGTTGGAGGTGGAATTCTCTCTACAGGAATTGACAAGAGAGAAAAGACTACTGGGATTAGAATCAAAAAATTCAAATTCTTAATCAATACGAAATATGGTGGAACTGAATGGGCATTCCATCTTCAGAGAGATTATGGAACTTTTGATGTAGAAGATGGAGAAATTTTCACGAATGGGACTGCGCTCCTCAGATTAGACACTCCCACTCTTGAAAGATTTTCAATGCGTGGAGTAACTGCCCCGGTAGGAAAGTATGGTATTCAGGTTCTAGGAGTTCACACGAATCTTGCTCCGAGAACTGACAATTTGAATATCATAATTGAGGATAATACTTTCTCTGGTGCAAGTGAGCAGTTCAAGAAGAATTGGCCGAAGAATTTCTGGAAGGATTGAATATGAATTACAAAGTAACCCTAATTTTTACTCTCGAACGTAAATTACCCAACTACAAGGAATACTGGGACGTTAGGGAATTGGTAACTAATAAAGTAAATGAAATGTATCATGAATTGGAGAAAAATGATTTAGGAATCATTCTTCAACATCAATTAGAAATCAAGGAGATAAAATGAACAAACTATTCCGCGACCAAGCTGTAGCGTCGATTATGCTAGGAACAATTATGCGCATCCTAAAGAATGAGCATAATATTTCCACTGAGGCAGGGAGGAGAACTGCCGAGATGATACTGAAGGAATTAGCAGAGATTAATAATCAGACGCTCGATAAGTAGGTCTTTCGCGACCGTAAACCTGGACACCCATACCTACCATGCTTGGAATCAGGAATGGTAGGTATTGGGGATCTTCATTGTAGAGTTTGTACATATCCATCAGGAGAATAGGGAACATTCTTTCCATATTCTCCTTGTTCCAATCAATTGGCCTACCTTGAGCATCCTTCTGAGCTAATCCACGCCATAGCAATCCAAATTCTGGAGCTGCTTTATTCCTGAGGAAATCAATAGCTACATCTTCCTTCGAAGGATAGCCGTATCGACTAGCAAGGACTAATCTCTCACCAGGATTGACAGACGAAGCGCGCGTTCCATAGAGAAGTCTATTGAATAACACTGCGTATTGCTGGAATCCTCCGAATGGATCGACTCTTGCATTCCCGTACTTTATCTTCATGAAATCCGCTGAATCAGTATTCTTCCAATCCCATTCTACTCCCGGAACCATTGAAGCAAGAGCACCCATAGTAGAACCGATACTCATTACTGCTCCGAGGGATTTAAACTTTTCTTTACGAATTAGAGCTGCACCCGGAGAACTGGCATCGAAATCTGAAGGAGAGAAATGAAACATGTATTTCGGATTGAACATCATATTCAATCTACTTGACATTAGTCGGGGAGAGAAGAACATCTTACTAAGTATTTCAGCAGCAGGGGCTAATTTCTTCAGTTCACCGCGTCCAGTAGCAGTATTGATATAGTTGGAAAGTTGTTTCAGGAATTCATCGTTATGTTTAGGATCAATTAATTCATCTGTCATCCCCATCGCGCGCTTTGCAATGTCGAGTTGCTCAGCATTGTCGATTAGATTCTTGAAAGTATCAAATCTCAGTTTTTCGAGAAATGCACTGTATGCTCTCTCAGACGCGCGAACTCCCTGACCAATTATAGGAATCATTCTTGCTGCATTGGAATACCCGAATGGTTCCTCTCCAGTTCCTAATGCTAATCCTCCTGTTTTAGCCATGTCAAGGTAACGTGCATTCTGAGGATCCCTGAATGAACTCATTAATGCTTGATAAGATTCTTCACTCTTGAAAGCCTTGAGCATTGGAACCCAAGATTTCCTCCATTCTTCCCTATGAATCAATCCTAATCCCTGTCTAAAAGGAGCAGATAGATCCATAGAGGACATGATACTCTTTCTGAAATCAGCGACATTTCCTGCCCAGTATTTCAGATTCGCACCAGGTACAAAATTCCTCATTCCCTTCTCAAATTCTTCCGCTGCATCCTGACCGAATTGTCCTATAATTCGCTTAAGAGTATTGATTTCGTTAGGCTGAGGCACCCAATTTTCAGAATGAGTACCAAATAACCGCATCAATCCTTCGATAGCGTGCGCGCGCTCTCCCTGAGTTACTACTGGAGATTTCGCTACAATTTCAAATAGAGTGTCAATTTCCTGTTGTGAGAATTTTTCTCTGACTGGTGAGAAATTTAGCTTTCGTAAAGGTCCCTTCAAAACTCCTAAAGAACGAGACACTTCTTCTTCAGTTGTTCCTTTTGCTACTACTCCACCGAATCTTTGGAATCTCTGTGCTCTTTCTCGACTATACATCTTGTCCTGCTTACCACGAAGCATTCTCGTAGTAGACAGGACTTGAGAGAATCTCCTCAAGAAATTTCTACGATCATCATAACTTTCTAATGCTTGTCCTAGTTTAGTTGTGCCTCCTCCCGGTGGTTTTCTGCTTCCTGCTGCTGATAGTACTGCTGGTTGATTTTCTGGTACTATTGATGATCTCGGAACAGGAGCATCAGAAACAACTCCACCAGGTGCAATTCTAGGATCGTATGGATTAGGAACAGGACTAATTTCAGGTGCAGGTACACTACTAGGAGCCAATTCATCAGGAGTAAACAGCATATCCTCTGCTACTCCTACTCTTGGGTCTACTGCTGCTCTAGAACTATAATTAGGATCTAGTCCAGATTGCCTAACTTTATCTAATGCAAAATCTCTAATAGTTCCCATTATTTCTATTTTATCAGAATCTCCAGAAATTTTAGCACCATTCAAATAATCCTCAATTTGACGTAGATTATCAACTATAATTTCAGGATCACTTTCTCGATTTATTATATCTTCAGATTTATTAAGTAAATCATCAACTAAATTTTCATCTGCAATATTCCTATCTATTTGTTCAGCAATATCATATATTTGTCTACTACCGCCTGAAGGAAATGTACGAACATTAGAAGGAACAACACCAGAAACAGGAGTACCACCTTTAGGAATATCAGTCGCGTGCGGTCCTGTTGCCATTCCTTCTCGAATTAAATCAAGCTCTTCTTGAGATCCAATTTCCCTCATTAATTTGTGATATTCTTCCTTCTCGGCTGCTGTTGGATTCTTCTTCTTAAGCAATTCTCGAATTCGATTTACTCGTTCGAGATTGACTTCCTTTCCAATTGTCTGGGCTTGTCCTCTTTTTATTGCATCGAGTTCTTCCATGCTGAGTTTGTATTTCCCTACCATATTTCCTAATTCTTTTACTTCCTTACTGGTAGCGGTACCAGAAGGCTTATTCATTATTTCGCGCATTCGATTCTGAATATCAGGTGGGACTCTGCTTAAGTCTACTTTAGTTACTGGAGCTTCTACTTTCGGAGCAGCTTTTAATCCAATTTCGGTAGGTGGACGTGGAATTTCAATTGCGTCAGGATGTGGAGCAGGAGAAGGAATATGTAGAGGAGGAATATCACTGTCAGGGGAACTAATAGTAATTGGTCCTCGACTGGCAGCAACTTCACCTGGAATTACATTGCCTAAATCATCTAAGTAAGGCTGATTCTCTGCAATTCCTGCTGGTCCTGCTATAAATGTTCGATCAGAACCAGTATTAGAAGGACCAGAATGTTTAGGAAGTAAACGTGGTCCCGGTTTTCCCAATTTTAACTGTTCAGGAAATCCTATATCAGCAGGATTTAATCCGGGATGCAATCCAAGAATTCCAAGAGGTGAAGCAATAGGACGAATTACTCCCTCATATAAAGCCTTACCAAAATTAGGTAGAAATCCACTTACTGGACCCATTTCGGGAAGAACTGATTTTGCAAGAAGAGGATTTTGCTCAGGATCAGGATTTAATGGACCGGGTTCTTTTCCTGTTAATTGAGGTGCGCGCCTCAGTACTGCTTCTCCAACTCCGGGCGCGCGCATTATACCTTCGAATATTCCCAGTGGTGGAATTCCTGCACCTAATGCTCGTCTCCACCAAGGAATTTCGCTGAATTCTACTGGTTTATCAACATTCAGAAATTTGCTCTCATCTTCAATATTAGACAGGGCCTTACTAGCAAATAATCCCCAAAGAGGATTTATTCCTCCTGGTCCAAGAATTCCTGTAGGTGCTCCTCTTTTTTTCTTTTTAGGTTCCTCTGTTTCAGCAGCCGCATAAGAAGGAGGAACCCATTCTTCGGCATAATCTGGAATTTTTGGTTGTTGAGCCATTACTGCCTCTTCATACCATAAACTCGTTCTGCTTCTTCTACTTTATCAGCAGGAACAGTATAGTACTTTCCATCTTTACCTAGCATTCTTACTCTTCCTGGTGGTGTGCTAGATGGAGCAGGAGCAGGAGAAGGAACAGGAGCAGGAGAAGAACCGCGCGTATCTATAGAATCAGGATCTCTTCCATAAATATGTCGATAAATTTGCTTATAAACTTCAGGCGTAGGACCACTACCAAAATATCCAGTTTTAGGAGGAACTAAACTAAAATCATTAGGACCAGGAGTTCCAATCCTAATAAAATCTCTATATTCAGGTCGATTCGCTAATTCCGATGCTCGATTGAATAAAGCTATCCTATCTCCCTGTGGTGATCCTTCTGCTCCAGTTCCGGTTCCTATTTTACTAGCTTTTCCAGCAGGTAATTTAACGGGTCTAACATCACCAGTTATTCGATTGGTTTGGACATAAGTTTTCTTTCCGGTTTCATCCTCTATTTGAATAGGATCTCCCCATGCAGCTTGTTCTTGTCTTTCTTCTGCTCCTTCTGATCTTGCTTTAGCAGCAGCAATAGCATTTTTACCCTGCAAATTAATCTTGTCAGTTTCAGTGAGAGTACCAGAAGGAATTCCACTATCAGCTGTCTGTCGAGTTTGAGGATTTACCCATTGCATATTTCTACCAGGAACTTCCTGCAATTCCCAATCAGGATTCCTAGTTTTGAAATCATAAGCGCGCGCTCGCATATCCGAAATTCTAGTTCTTTCTCGATTATTCCTTTCCTGTTCTTCTAACCTTCTAGAAGTCAATTCCCCCTGAATCGTTTGATGAGCAAGCTGACGAGCATTCACGTTATAGTATCTCTCAGCTTCCATTGCAGGTTCGAGTGACTTTAATCTCTCTCCCCATTGCTGCCTTCTCTCCAAATTAGGCTGTTCTCTTAACTGATATCCTACTTGTATTCCAGCTTGAGGATCTCGAAATCCAGCACCGAATCCTGCTAGTCCTGCTCCGATTCTTCTTAACATCGAGGGTTGCTGGTATTCAGGATATTGATTTATTAGTTGATTATATGCATCCGTAGTGCGCGTTTGGGGCTGGAATAATTGTGCCATTCGCGCACTAGGATCGTAAGGTTGCTCTGTAGGTTCAGGGCGCTGTGCGTAGAATTGAAGTGCTCGCAAAACCTGCGGATTTAATAGTGGAAACATTCTCTTTTCCTCTATGCATAGCCAATGGATGGCCCTTATGATCACCAAATAATTTCACGGCAGCATACATTGTCCTAGCTAATTCTCTTTCAACTCCTACTGCGAGGAGTCCATCGAGAAAAATGAGGTCACAGTATTCTTTAATGAGGTATATACGTTCATCTCGTACGGTAACAAGCGAGTTTCCATATCCTGCATCGTGTGGAACAGAAGCCCAGTCCCACGCACCAACTCTAGGAATAACGCTGCCAAGACGTAGAGGAATACTAGCAAGATCAGTTTGAAACCCACGGGGTGCGACGAATATTCCATTGAACCGTTTGCTTTGAAAGTGAAAATCGTCCAGAAGAATCCATCTGTAAGGGCCAATTTTCTCTGTCCTAAGTGGAGTTAAAAATTTATCTTCTAGAATCATGCTTGCGGTTTCAATTCTGCGTGCGGCCTATCAATCCAACCACTAATCTTAATTCCCCATCTTAATCCAACCGCGCGACATAATGCACCGTATGCTTGCCACCATTCATCTGGTACATCCCAAGTAGGTTTATCATTTACTAGAAAGCAACAATCCACTGCATGTCCATAACCATCATCTTTTGGCTGATGATTACTTGGATTCATATATCCATCAGCATTCGTGACAATCTTTCCAGGTTTAGTTCGTCCTATCTGGTAAAGTGCATTTTGAGTTTCAGCAGTGCGCACTCCATCAGTAATTTTCATAGGCATTCCTGCTACAGCCATTGCTTCTAGTACTAACTTAATCTTTCGTAGCAGGACTGGATGTAATTCTGGTTCTTTTTTCTTGTCGGGCATTACCTGTTCCCATTCCTACCCAAAGCACCAAATCCAGTCATTAATCCACCTGCCGCACCTAATCCAGGAATTAAATAATCCCTGAACCAATTTGTGGGTTGATTATTTCCGTATCTCATTCCGAGATAGTTACCAGACGAAGCATCACGACCACCTAAAGCATTCAGTATAAGTTGATTTAATTGACCACTTTCTCCAGGAGCAGTTCCATAGAGGTTAAGTAATCCACTCGTCGCAGCTAATGCCTGATCTCTACCTGCTAATCCTAGACGAGACATCATTTCAGCATTCGCTAATCCTGCACGTTGGTCCATTTCTCCTAATCTAGATGCTATGTCTGTTACTCCTTGAGTTCCCCACATTTGACCTTGTAATCTTCTATCTATAATATCTCCCTCGGCTTGACGGGAAGCATTAAACATTTCTCTACCAGATTGCCGAGCTAATTCTGCTGTCTGAGCATCAAATCCGGGAGAGTAGCCCCCCTGAATATTTCTCCTACGAGCCATCTGACCTTCCATATTCTCGTAGAGAGAAGGAATAATCGAAGTAGCGCGCGCTCGTAGATTTGTTATATCATCCCCCGTCAATCCACCCGTTTCCATGAATCTGTTATACGATCCTAGAGCACCTGCGAAATCTCCTCTATTCGCTCCACCTACAGTGGGTCCAGTGTAATTTCCTTGAGCATCGAATCCGAAGGCAGGCTTATCAGCTGCTTGATTGTAACGATTCATTATGTTTTCGCGTAACAATCTTTCTCTGTCATAAACTCCTGGTAAGTTTCCCTGAGCTTGGTTTATTAGAGTTCCATATCCAGAACGAGACTGATTGTATGATGTATCGAGCATCCGATTCGTTCTGTCACGTTCTCTTGAAGAACCCATTTTATTCCTCCAACTTCATGAGAAAAAACTTACCAGGAATTTCTCTGAATTCATGTTCCATTAGGAGTCGTTCGAAAGTTTTATTCCCCTCGACAAAGGTATGAATTTCCGAATAATCGAGGTTTCGCGCATCTTTCTTGGCTTGATTTATGAGAAGTTTTGTCGATTCGACTATCTCTCTTGGTGAACCATTAGAAATCATTAATGCTTCTAGAATCGGTCGAATTATTCCGAATGCTACTACTTTTCCATTCTTGGTTACTACAGCAGCTTCATCAAAATTTACAGGAAGAATAAAGTCATACTTATTAGCAATTTCCATAATAGCAGGAACATCATCTGTTTTTGGTCTACGGAGTTCCATTAGAATGCAGTTCCAATTGGAAGATAATATCGAACTCCATTAGAAATATAGCAAAGTCGATTATTGGTTGAGTCTAGAAATATAGATCCTTCTGTATCCGCTCCTACTGCAACTGCACCACCTACAATCATAGGAATGCAAGGAACCAAATTCGAGTTTCCGACAGCAAATTTATTATTAGAATGACATTTCACAGCTTCGTGGAAAGTCGCGTCATTCTTGTAAACATAGAGAGGGACATTGTTAGCTAACGAAATACTATCTCTAAAAACAATCCATGCAGTCCAAATCTGATTCTTGTCAAGTCTTGCAATATTTTCATCTAAATTCGCGTCTGGAATGAGTCCAAGAAGTGCAGTAGCTCTAATCTTTTGACTAGTACCGGGAGGAAGTGTCTCATCAAATAGTGATTTGCTTAATCTCTCCAATTCATCAGAAAAATTCTTCAGGACATCCATCAATTGAGGATTATTAGTAAAACTAGAAATTACTGAATCGGAAATTGTTTTCTTTTTAAACACGAGCCCTCTCATCCCAAATTGCGTCACCTTCTACCTGAAATCTTACAAGTTGAAAATGACTGCCTAATTCTGTAACTATATCAACATTTGTACCTATTAAGAATTTGCAATGTTCAGATATGACATTCATTAACTGAGCATATTCTCGTCCTGGTCCGAGATTTAGTTGGATACTTGGAATTGAATAGTCAACATCATCCATTGGTCGGTTGTAAATGAATAAGACACCAGATCCTTTCACTCTTAGTTTCATTCTATTGAAATGACTTATTCCATCAGAAAATCTTGCAGGAGCCGAAACAATCCAACTTCCTATATGATTTACTAAACTATCATTCTTGACAGTTGAATCGAGAGTAACGATCTTGGTACCTCTAACAAATCGAGTAACTATCTCTGGTTCACCTGAAGTGAAATCAGTATAGATTAGAACGCTATTAACATCAATTCCGTCGCTGAATCCCCATTTATCCCACTTTATAGCATTAGGATTCAGACCATCTCGATAGTCAGCAACTAAAAGAGTATCAACTTCATCTCCATGTAAAGGTACAGTTATATAGATTATTTTATTTACAGTGTCCCGAGTAACTTCAACAAGATGTGAATACTTCCAATTTATACTCCTCCAGAGATTTTCGATATTGAAACTTAATTCAGGTTTATTATAGATTCCATTGAAGAGTAGAAGTCCAGATTCATTAGCTACTAGAAATCCCTCTGACGAAGCACCTTTAGAATCAAGAGTTTGTTCTATTCCTTGTATGTCAGTTCCCAATGAATCATCAATGACTGTCTGTTGCCAAGTAGAAATTTCGCTTCCATTATCTGTCAGCACGATCGTTCGATTCTTACCAAAAACATAGAGATTTCCACGATATTCTATGGCATTTTTAATTCCAGAGGGATCGGAAGGATCAGTTATAGCAAATCCTGAACTAGCATTGAATACTTCTGGCTCTCCATAAGAGGACGCGCGAATCAAGGAGGGATCTGCTTCCTCTCCATAAATGATTAATCTTCCATTGTACTTAGTTATTCCTATTCCTGCTGGAATTGAAGTAACTAAATTCTTGAGATGATCAGCAGATTCGAATACTTGATTCTCATAAAAATCGAGAGTGTATGTCAAATCGACATTATTAGGAATTCTACTTATGAAAAATACAGGGGCAGCTATGATTTCTGTTGTACTAGATGTTAAAGGAAGAGGAAGAGTAGAAATAATGTGTCGCGCGACTGTTCCTGCTGGTCCAAGAGGAATAGTGAAATTAACTGAACTTCCAGCAGGTACAGAAACAATTTCTATGAACTGAATTGGCCCGATTACTCCCCTAGCATTTTCGGCAGCTATGTAAACTCCGTAGTTACCAGCGGGAAGATCACCTGCTCCAAGAGCGCTAAATATCGGAGAAGCTAAAAGAGTGGAATTGCCAGGGACAAAAGATGCAGTTCCATCATATCCTATTAATGACTGACCAGCAATAGGTTTATCTCCAAGAGAAGGGGAAATGTAAGCGCGCCCAAACATATTAACGAGCGTAAAATCACGATATATACCGGCAGGAGCTACTACTACTCCTTTTACTGGATCATGAATCGTTCCAGTTTCGAGCATTATAATTGGACGTGGAATGTCTGGATGCACGTAGGGAGGATTAGGTCTGTAAATTCTCGACCGAAGGATTTTACTTGGCTGAGTTATGTAATCTGTAGTACCATCTCTAGTTTCGATTCCATAATTATAATGTTTAATATTCGATGAATCGAGATAAAATTCTGGAGGACAATCTTCATCCGCCCCTCTAGCCCATATTCCCCTAAATTTATCAAAAAGAATTTTAGCCATGTCGCTTCAATCCAAATCTGAATGGAAGCCTTTTCACACCCTGAGATTGACCTGATTTCACTCCTATTCCTAGCATTCTGTCAAGTGCTGCACCCGCGAAAGTATTGCATTTATCTGCTCTTTGCAAATTCGCTCCAATGAATTCTGCGCATAGTCCTGCTGTTCTGTAAGCAAGGAAATTCTCAGAATTCAGAATGTTAATATTGTCAGTAGCAAGAGTAATAGGAGCTTGAATTGTTCCTATGTAATCAATCCTTATGTCCTTCGCTCCTGTTGATGGTAGAGTTGAAATTCCTCCATTCTCCCATGCCCAGTAAGTTTTGCTTGCACTAGCAGTCCAATTCTTAGGTAAAGATGTAACTTTCCGAAGGGGAAGGTAATTGTCTAAACCAGAATCAGCTTCATAAATTTCACGAATTTCAATAAGATCGGCAGGTAGTGTAATTGTAGTGGCACCTGCAAGGAGGGGAATCACGGCAGATACAGAATTCGTGACAGGAATATTATGAAGTTGCATTTCCTGTACAAGTTCACGTATTGCTATGTTGAGATATGGTATCTGCGCTGCATCAGTGTAAAGACTTTTAATCTTATCATTGAGCAGCGCAGAACTCATATCGAGAACGGTACTTGCTGGATACATTCCGGACTCCTAACCAGCAAACTTCATACCCATCTTAGCAAATTCTTCAGGTTTAATCACCACTCGACAGCTTGGGCAAACCATAGCAATCGAGTTGATCATTGCAGTACAAGCAGGACAGTTAATGAGATTGGTAGGACGAATCATGTTCTTGATCCATTCCTTATCTTTCATTCCTAATTCGATAGCAGCAATTCGCATCTTGTCATCAATTGAGAGGGGATTCCCCATAGTGCGTGCCCATAATGAGTCAGCGCGCGCTACTAGGGCCTCGAACCATGTTTTCTGTTTCCTTGCTGCGATTGTTAATTCCTTTTCATGATCTCGCTTAATTTCCTGTACAGATTTAGCACCAGGAACGAAAAATAATCCTGGTTTACGAGTTTCCATGTCCACTTCTAGCATTCCAATCGTGTAATCCCGGACCACAGATTCCGCGACTACGATAGAACTAACTGGAATTTCAAGAAGAGGCTGATTCTCGTCTACTTCGCGAAACCAACTAGAAGAACCAACTACGAGAAGAGAAGGTTTTTCAAGGGAACCAGGAGGAATCTCGAATACTCCGGGAGTAATCGTGACATTCTTTTGACTGATGAGAAGAGGATAGATGGAAACTAAAGTACTCTTATCGAGAGGATTGACAGGCGCGCGCATTACGTGCTGCTGGTGTATTGCTAAAATACCACTCATAATTTTCCTCCTGGAACTACAATTCCTTGCTTGTATCTTAAAGCATCACAAGTATCAGTTTCGTTTCCGAATAATTCTTCCATGATTTCATCTACTCTTTGTTTCTTAGCTAACAGAGCTTCTTCTTGTGTTGATTCAGGATCTTTTTCTCGTTTTATTCCTACAGTTTTAGCAGCTTTTTCCATTATAGCTTCTATTACTATCTTGCATACATCAATTCGAGGATGCAAGTAATTATCATTCTTATCTGCAAATGGAAAAATTGGTTCATATGACAATTTAGTAGTTAATTCTTGACTATCACAATCAGGAACGGGTAGTATTCTTTCGAGCACAAACTTCTCTTTGATCCATTGTCTGTATTTCGGTACTTCAAAAACACCAGTTTCAGTTCTTACAAAATTACCATTGTTGTCGAAATAGTTGAAAACTCCACGACGCATTTCAAACTGAATCTCAGACCATACAACTCTCCAAATTGGATAACCTTCGAATTTTCCATATTCTTTGATTAACCATTCGTTAATTTCTTCTATCTTTTCTGGAAGATCACGAGGTTCAAGAATTGCTGCTCTCATTTTAATCCTAATTCTCAGGAAAGAAAGAAGGGGAACCTTGGCGGGCAAGAATTCCCCTTGACCCCAGAATGTTATTTTCCTTTTTGCTGTTTCGGCGTTAGACTCCTGTACTTGTTCATGAGGGACCAGTATTCCGAATTGAGTGGAATTTCAGCCTCTCGATTGTTGTACTCTTTGAGAATTTCCTGCGCGCGACTGAAAATCGCAGGACCATCCTCGCCTTCTACTCTACTTCCATCTGCTAATGCTGTTGGTGATGGGCCTCCTGTTTTATCGAGTGGCTTTGCTTCGTTGACTGTTACTCCACTTGAACTTGTTGATTCAGTATTTGCTCCACTTGAATCATCAGTTTGAATTCGACTATCCTGTGCCTTTCTCTGTTCCTCTTCCTGCCTTCTCTGTTCCTCTGATTTCGGAGCAAACGGATTGTCAGTCATTAATCCTCCTACGAAGTTGCTGATGGATACCACTTACTAGTAGTGGGATCGTAAATGAAGGTAAACAGCTTGTAGCGTGTGAAAGTTCCTGCAACTGCGATGTTACCCGCTACATCCCAAGTAGGAGCAACAGCATCGGTAGAGAGGATAGTAATCGGTCCTACTCCTCTTCCGGGACGTGTTATGGTGGATACCGCTCCACTTCCTGTGATGCGCACTAAATCTGTTTTGGGAGCGATGGTACCTGCACGAGCTATTACTTCAAACACTGCTGCTGAAGTAATGCCTCGAATGTTTCCTAGTGTTCTAATTGGCATCCTTCACCTCAAATTAGGGGCTAACAGTAGAGAGTAGAAAGCCGTGGCAAAGCATTCTACATTTGCTGGAGGCCACTACCATTAGCCCCATCTCGAAATTACCATCCCGCAGGAACAGCGAGATTGTCAATGTAGCTGGTAGCAGCGGGATTCGACACGTAGGTCTGCATACCGACTACCATGTAAAAGATTTCCGCAGCAGCTACACCACCTGATGCACCGCGAATCTCGAAGATCCTACGTCCATCAGTGACATAGTAGCCTAGTGGAAGCATCTCGACACGACCCCATACTTCCTCGACAATGAAGTCAATGCGAGTCTTATCCCAGTTATATGTATCCCGAGTAGGTGCGCCCGCAAGACGCATCTTATCGAAATACATATCAAGAGTTTGATTCGGCCCCATCGTGATATTCGTGACGAGCTGACCAATCTCTTCGTATGCCTGTTTCTGTGCAGGATGTAGCCATGCAGTAGGCTTGAAATCCGTATCCATTCCTAGTCTATTCCCAATCTTACTAAGAGCAAGACGAGGAAGAGGAAGAGTGAGAGCAGAACCACCTGCATTCACTCGATTGCTACGAATTTCAGGAGTGGCACTCCGAGAGAATCCCAACCACGTTCCAGTCGATGCATTGTTATGATGATATGGAACACCATACAATGCAGGAAGTGAAGTAGGAGTCGTGATTCCCTGAACTACCAACCTATCAGTGGCAATCACACCAGCAAGAGTCGGAGTGGTAATGATTGTCTTGTTTTCCGTGTCATGACCAGTAATCGTGACAGTTCCGCGATTAGTAGTCAGAGCAGCATCGAATATCTGGACTGGCTGACCAAAACGAACGAGTCGCGCGCCAAATCCATCTGAAGTCAATGCAAGCGTATCAGAACCTACTGGAGTATTCGCAGTAACGGCGCTGATAGTTCCAACCACACCATTACCGGGCTGCATTAACTGCGCGTCAATCTGTCGTCGTAGTTCGTCTAATGCTTCTGCGGCAAGACGACGAACACCATTAACGATAGCTTTCCTGTCATCGTTAGTAGCCCACTGTGCAAGTTTCGTGTATTCAATGTTCTCTGACATGAATACAACAGGCACAAGAGCTTTATCCAATGCAGGACCGCCACCACGTCCCAAATCTCCACCGTCAGGATTGAAGTATTGGAATACTCCACCAGGACGTAAAGCTAAAGGTACGCGTGTTTGGCGGTTACTTACCTTTTCTCCAGGACGTTTTGCAATTGTAGTGTAGAACTTATTTTCTCGTTCAAACAATACACGAATTTTAGGTATTGTTCTTTCGAGTTCTATAGCAGCAACATCTGCTTCTACCACCGGAGCCATTAGAGGCATCATTACCGTGAAAAACTTCATAGTCCCACTCTCCTCTGTCAATCCTGCATTAGAAATTCAAGACTCGACATACCCTTTGGAATTTCAGTTTTTCCACCTTTACTACTTGAGGAAGTGGAACGTCCTCGGTTGATTGGGGAATTATCTTCCCGTTCTTTTTCTCTTTCCCTTTTTGCCGGAGTATCCTTAAGGGCTTCACTCCGAGCTTTCTTTATCATTTCGGGAAGTACAGTCTTTGCTTTCCCGAGATAAGCCTTGCGAATATTATCCACAGAAGTACGATCGAAATTCGCTTCGAATGCTTTCTTCCACAGTCCATCTAGAACTTTCTTGAATGCAGGATCTTGCTTGAGATTATCCTGCACCATAGTAAGAGCATCACGAATCGCGTTCTTCTTCACGTATCCTGACATGCTCTCTCGTGGATCAATATTCTTTTCGATGGTAGCCTTCAGAACATTATCAATTCTACCCGCGAGATCCTGGTAAGTAGTTTCGTATCTCTGGCGAAGGAATTCTTGTTCCCTTTCTTTTAACTCCTTTTCTTTCGCTGACTCTCGATTCTCACTCTTTGAAAGTGAAAATTCAGGAGGAACGTCAGAATTATTGAACATGAATTGATTGAGAATGAGAGCGGCTTCCTGTAATTTCTCATTCTCCATTCGTTTACCTTCCTGATGCATCGTGAGGACCGCGCGTCTGAATATGTTCGTTAAAATTCCCGTGTATGCTTCCGGGTCCACCTTCATCAAGGTAGGAATGTAATTGTCGATTATCTTCGCGTAATTCTCAGGCTCATCTTCTTTTACAGACTTGAGAATGGTAGTCAAATCACCTGAATAAACTTCCTGCTGTAACCGTCCAAATTGCTCCGCCTTCTCAATAGTTTCGCGCGCATCATCTACTGTCCCGAAAAGTTCAGTATATTCTCTTAGTTTGAAGTGCTGACTTTCAAGAAATGGGAAATCCTTGAATAGAGTTGGATATTTCTTTAGGATATCCTTTCTACTTACAGGAATATCCAGTTGATCTTCTACTTGTTCCTCTTCTGCTAACTTTATTTCGGGTTCTTCTTCCTCTTCTTTTTCTTCTCTCTTAGGTTCTTCTTCTTTGTCTTTAACTGTTGCTTCTTTTCGTTCCTCTGGCTTTTTTTCATCATCGTCATTCATCAATAAGTCAAGTGCTTCTTCCTTGTCAGGCTTTTCATCACTGGATGGTTGATTGCTCTGCTGCAACTGGTCCATACGAAACTCCTTCTTCCATTGGTATAGGTGGTTGCGCCGGACCACCGGGTAATTTGGGCTGATTAGGCGCATTATTTTCGGCTGGCATTGTCGGAGGAAGAATGAATTGCATATGCTGTCTTAAGTGCAAAAGAACATTCTGATATCCCGCTGGATTGTCTATCTTGCACTGACGGCCAGGAATGGAAATCAACCAATGACGACAAATATCAGCTTCTATGTCATGAATATCCAAATCTGCTTCGACAGGAATGGAAGGATTCATTTCATCAATAGGTTCGCTGTTTATTAGAAGCTGAATCTCTTCGTATTGCTTCTCGATAGCAACTTGATTTGGAATCTTAAATTCAGGGAGGCCAAGTATCTGAACAAGAGAAGGAATATTCTCAGGAGAGAACATCGCTTCAAGAACTCGCTCATCTTTCAATGCAACGAGTTCCATCAGAGCTTCCTTCTTCTGAGCATTCGTCATAGGAAGTTGCTCTGATGCTTCCGTTTCGATTCGTCCAATCTTTCCTTGCAATTCCGCTTTGCGAATAAACACATTCACGAAATTCCCTTGCTCGTCTTTCTCTACAAATTTCTCGTCCTGTATAACTGATTCAATGTATTTCGGAATTACGATTGAAAAGGTTTCTTTCCACCAAACTCCTAACATCTTCCAGGGAGTTTGAAGTCGTTGCAAGGATTGCGCGCGACTCATTGCATATTCTGATGCTGTCCTACTACTCCCCGCTGCTGGTCCTCCGAACAATGAAGGCATTGAACCAGAAGTTAACTGTCCTAACTCCTGAATTCTTGAGAAGAGTGGTTGAATTTCAGGACTTAAAGTAGCAGTGCGCACTTCATAGAAATCTTCATTAAGATTCTTTCCTGTTCTTGGACGTGCAGGGTATACTGTTCCAGGAGAAACCTCAGTCTTTCCATATTGATCAAAATCTAGAACATCAGGATTCGCGAAAGTCTGAGGAATTCCATGCTCGACTGTTTGGAGAATCAGAGAGATTACGTCATTCGTGATATCCTGAATCGAAGTGAGTCGCGCGCCGAGTGGTTGATGATATAGATGGTCTGAAAGTGGATTCTTTGCTATAACCCAACAATCATCTAAAGTTTCATTGCTCGCTTCTGCCAGTTCATTATCTACTAGGACTACCTTGACTCCTTTGGGGTATTTCTTAGCAATCTTATTCCGAATGGTGTCATCAAGAATCCAGTAAAGGGAGGGACGAATCCAAGTATTTCGAACTGTTACATTATTTTCAGGCTCATCTCCTGTACTATATTCTGTCGAGACACGACCCCATCTTTCGTAGAAATCATCTCCCGAAGATGCATTGCTACCTGAATGGACTTTTAAATGATTGTATTTGGAGCGCGCATTAGTCCAGTGAGTTTCGTAGGCGTAGATAAGATAAGAGCAATCCTCTAATTTCGATGCATAAATAGGAACTTTGACATTCAATCCTCCGAGAACTTCTATGCACTGTCTTGACTTTGGTTTGTTAGTATGACCAATCAGAATCGAATTGATTATCTTCTCAGTTCTTAAGTCAGGTTCGTATCTTTCCTCAATACAGGATGTACAGAAATCATCTACTAATTCGGTGGAACAGACAGGACAGTATCTCTTTAGGATTTCCTCTTCTTTATCTTCATATCTAGGAATCCTATAAGTTCCGTATTTTTCATCCTCTTTCGAGTAAACGTAGGAGGCGAGGAGTCCTTCCGTGCTATAAATGAATAGTGCTTTAATCCAGAGAAGAATCGCGTCATTATGACGATAAACTAATTCGGCTATTTTCCGTCCTGCTCTTGCAGTCTGGACATCAAGAGCATTCTCTGCATCGTCAGGATAGCATTCAATTCCGGGAACAGTAACAGAGAGAGCGGCTATGATTGATTCGAGGTAGGCTTGCAATACATTAACTTGCTTGTCATAATATCCAGAGTAAAGAGATTCCGAATTAGTATCAGGAGTTCTCCAGTCATGAGCTACTTCGGAATAGTAAATACGCTGAAATCCATCCCAGTAAAGTTTTAATTTTCTCCAGAGTAGTATTTGCTTTTCACGGATAATACGATCTTCTTTCCAAGCGTGCTCAACCAAAACCTTGAGCGCGCGTTCCTCTTCTTCGTTGATTCGGAATTCAGGCATTACTTTCTCTTCTTATTCCCTTCATAGGGGAGAAGAACATCCTTACTTTGCTTGGTAGTTTGAATTCTTCTTATTTTTCCATTATCCATTTTGAGAGGAATTCTATCATAGATATTAAAAGGAACTCCTGATTTTCTTAATTGGGAAGTCCACTCAAATCCAGAACCAGGTTCATCAAAATCCCATGAATCAAAAATTGACATATAGGGCTGATTTGTTTTAGGATCTTTTCCAATACTAACTGTTCCTTCACCTAATCCCATTGAATTAGTTAATAATGGAATGTTAATTGCCGAACCATGTTGAGATGGAACTAAAACTCGCGCATTTTGGTCTACAGAGTAAGGCAATCCTATTTCTTCAAGTAAATCAAAAGGAACACCACTTATATAATCTGGCAATTCAATTACACGAGGAATATAATCTTTCATTGAACGGAAAGTTCTGTCCTGAAATTTAGTCAAACTAGTTGGCCGCAAATCAGTTCGAGGAAATATATCCTGGTTAGGATACATGAATTGTTCTATTTGCTTTCTTCTTATAGGATGTTCCCACTTAGCCCTTTGTCCGAGTAACGTCCGGAATAGACTCGGAGGTGGCTCTGGAATATTCCTCTTTTTCTTTTCGTCCGGCATCTTTCTTAGCCTTCCTCTTCTTCCAGAGAAAAGTTCCTATCAGTACTGCTATTTCGAGGATTTCGGCTTTCCTGCCCATTGCTTCCTCTTCTTTGGTGGAGTTTCGTTAATAAACTTTCGCGCAACTTCAGGTGATGGTCCTATTCCACTATCTCGTTTCTTTTTGGGATTATTTGCCATGAGTTGCATGAAACGATATTGCGAAGCACTACGAGCCGGCATTCAAATTCTCCTTATTCTCTTCCTTCGGTTTCGCTTCAATTCTCACTTCAGGAGGAAGAAGATTCTCTCGACTAAAATTAGAATGGAAATCAGAACTCCTTCGATAACCAATTTCTGCTTTTAGTTTCTCAACCTCTCGCTTGGCTTTCATTAACGAACCTTCAGGAAGTTGATCAACTAAACATGTTACGACTTCCAGTAAGTGTTCGTTGACCCTCTCAGCATGAAGGACTTTCTCTTTCATTTCGCTGATATTGCCATCAGTGTTTTGCTTGATAGTTTCAGACTGACCCTGAAGGCTTTCAAGTTTATCTTTATTCTCATGACCTACAATATTCGCGCGATTCGACTTTATAGCTGCTATAATCGAAGTAGCCATTGTCGTGAGCGCGCCAAGTATGAGAATCCATTCCTGTGCAGTGAATCCCATTTAAGTCTTTACTCCAGTCTCCTTTTCTAATTCTTCATTTCTCTTTCTTATCGCTTCTGCTTTAGCCCTATCTTCCTGTTCTAGTAATTGCTGTCTCATTCTCCAAGTTGTAGGCATAGGAACTACTTTTGGTAATTCCTTTCTTTCTTCAGGTTCTTTCTTTTCCGGTCGAGTTAATTCTATTAGTCGTTCGAGTAATTGTTGCTTTTCATGCTTTTCGGTCGTTAAAAGAGAGCGAAGAGTTTCGCAATTTTGACATGCAGGTTTCATTTCACATTCAGGACAATGTGGATGAAAAAGACGATGGAACCAGTGAATCAATGATGATACCTCCGAACCGCGCGCGGTCCACCTGATTGTTTATGTACTATCTGTGCTTTCCTGTAAAATGAATTGTAATCCCCAGTTTTCTTGAGCATCTCTTCAAGAATTGCAATTTCCTGAACTTTCGCGAATTCCTTCTCCGCTTCACGAAAATACTTTCCTACACGATCCAGTCCATATCTTAAAGAGTCATATGGATCGTCACCATCAAAAGGTTCAACATCCTCGGGATGATTTTTATCATACACACAAGCTTGAATTGCTTCTTGTAATTTCTTCAAATTAGAAAATATTTGGAGTTTAGGAAGATTCACTTCAGGTTGTTGAGGAATTAAAGAATTCATGTAGGATTTGTATTCTTCTAATCCTCTATTTCTAAGAATCCACAATGCATATTCTTCATTATATTCTGGTAATTCTTGCTTTGGAATATGTTTTGGTTTCCACCTTAAATATTCATGAATTAATTGTTTACCATCAATTCTTGAACCAGGTCCGCTCTGAGCTAATTCGATACTTCGACCAATTTCATTTTCAATATCTTGCTGAATTGTATTCTCCTGACCACGATCTTGTTTAGCAGAACGGCAGACCACAAAGGAACGAGGATTTTCTAATTCAATATCTTCCTTAACGAAAGGTGCCCATTCAGAAATTTTAGTCTTAAGCCAATAGCGTTCTTGATAAGCATAAACTCTTTTTTGAGGACTAATAGCCAATTTAAGAAGATAACAGAGAGCAGCAAAGCCCCAATCCAATACAAAAAGACGGGGCCAAAATGAGGGTATTTCAAAAGAATCTATTACATGAACAGCATTCTCCGGTTCACCTGGATAATGACGAGTTCTGAATTCTTCAAAAACTTGTCCAGTATAACTGTTCCAATTTCCGTATTTTTTGGCTTGTCTTTCCGCTTCTGGTAGAGCATCAAGCTGTTTTGAGTATTCCTCATCTACTCTTTCTGAATCTGCTAGAGTAGCATGAATATAAACTCGCTTTCTATTTCCTCTTCCTATGATTATCTTTCCACCTTCTGGTGCAGGATCTACAAATCTACGTTTTATCCAAGTATGTCCTTTGTCTCCTGGCATTGCAGCACCACGTGTAATAGCTGGTAGCTTGGACCCTGGAGACTTACGTACACGTTCTAGTGAAATATATAAATACATCCATTCTGTCCACGCCTGTAATTCATCAGGAGTAAACAAGTTAATTTCCATTGTATCATAATTTCTTACATCATCCTCTTGATCTACATGACCTAACCATATCATAGCTCCTGTATCCTGAAATTCCCAATACATATAGGAAGCATTATATTTCCAACCTTCAAGTTTATTAAAGATCAATTTTGATCGAGGTACAACTTCATTTCTTATCTGATTTAATTGGCGACGTGCATAGACTTGTTTGAAACCAGGAATTAAATGCCACTGACGAAGTACCCCATAAAGGAGGAGTAATTCCGTTTTTCCTGTACGTACTCCTCCTCCTATAATGGCTTCAGGAATTTCTTCTGGCAAAGCCAAGAAAGATTCCTGTTTAATTCCGTCTGGCCGCCAAACTCCCGAACTATCAAATGGCATTTTAAGAAGTTTTCTCTGTATCTACAGATTCATGTTTTTTTATGTAATGAATCATGGATAGAAGTAATGATTTATCTTCATCAACCATACCAATAACTGTATTGCATCTAGCACATAATAAATCTCTTATTTCACCAGTTAAATGATTGTGATCTATAGATAAACCTCTACCGGTTTTACATGGTTGAAAACATATAGCACAAAGTCCATGTTGAAGTTCAGTTCGTTTATTATATTCCTCCAAAGACATATTAAATTTCCATCTTATATTATTATCTCGTAATCTTTGTTTAAATTCCAAAACTTTTTCAGGTTCATCATTACATCTTTTCTTGTAATATTCTCTATCTTTTTTCTTTATACATTCTCTACAAGAATTATATCTACTACTTGCATTAACCCAAACAGTATTACTTTCATCTAATAGTATTCCACATTCCTTACAATGGGTAAGACGTTTAGGAGGCAAGATAAACTCCTTAGGGGGTATTTCTACCCCCCTTAAAGATTAAATCACAGCAGCTCGCTTATCATCCGTTTCAGTGGGACGATTCAATTGATCCACACCCATGTCTTTGTTAGTATTCTTCGTGGAACCAGTCTCCACTACTTCCTCATTCACTTCCTGAATAGGAGTAGGAGATGCAACCTTGGGCATTCGTGGGTCGTAAGTGTAGTCAGGCTGTCCCGGTAGTTTCGGTGGCAAATTCCTGATTGCTCTCTGCTGATAGGTGCTCAGAACTACTTGCTGCTCCGGAGTTCCCTGCACAGTATCCCAATCGATATCACTGATATCGGAGAAGCTGTAACTTCCAGTCCTAGGCCCCATTTCATCATAGAAATTCACTATGATGGTGCCGAGACGAAAATCGATGAATAAATCACGAGGTTCGTGAATTTCAACGACTTTCCCTTCCTCTTTTAGCGTAATCTTGAGATTAACCATTCTTCTCTCCTTCTCCTTCGTTCAGGACTAATTCATCCTCAAAGGCTTCGATTCATACAATTCACGACAGTCAAGAGAATGATGTGAAATCATTTTCCCATTCTCTTCCACTTCAGGATTGCACCAGCATTTCTCTAGTAATTCATGTTCCATCAAATCATTAGTAGGAACTAAATGCACCTTGCCATCAACACGCCAAGTCTCCCATCCTAAACTAAATTCTTCACAAACCTGTAAGTTTTTGGAATCGATTCCAGAGTTTCCGTTCATAACTATCACATTTCGCATGAAGTCCCCAAAGTCGATGAAAGATATCTCGGAGTTCATCTTGCCTAGTGAATTTTGTCTTGCATTGACTGCACGTCGCAGTATCATGAGTACTGTGCCAGCCACTATAGAGAGACACATCAGCATTATAGCATTCAGGGCAACGAAATGCGCGACCGGGGTAGGACATTCTAGTACTGGGAGCATATTCTGAAAAGTCATTACCAGATTTTGAATGACTTATTCTTCAGAGTTTCGTTCAATTCCTTGACAGCATCTTTCACTTGACTAATTCGACCGCGCGCGTCTTGAAAGTCATTTAGGAACATTCCCATCTTGTTATTTAATTCCTGGAGTTGAGCTATGATGGCTATTTCTCCTTTAGTCATTTCTTGTTCTTTCGCGGGTTCCTCTCCTTCGGAATTCTCTTCCTCTTCACCTGAATCCTCAATCGGACCACCAAATTCCACTTTCTCGGGAAGGATCCAGAATTGAGAGTCAATCATTCCATAGTCGTGAGGTGTCGCGCGCCATTCATTTATAGGAGGATTATCTCTTATAATACTTACCCCATAAAAAGGAGTTTTTCCTGATCCTCCCTCTTCTAACCGAATCGCGAAAGTGTCAATCGATTTCTTTCCATTCACTCCGTGCGCTGATTTCCTTCCGAATCGTGTGTCTATGGAATGTCCTAATGCAGCGACTTTAGATGCCCACTCCTCTCCGTCCGATTCTCTTAACCCTCTATACCTAGAATCAATAGTTTTCCCGCAAAGAACTATAAGATCAACGAGAGCTTGAGGAGTAGATTCCATCATTTCGATTCGCTCCGCTCCGCTTCACGAAAAATTAGTCAGGAACTCCTTCAATCGTTCCTTGAAATGCACCCTTTTGAATTGCAAGTTCGTAAATCCTTCTTACTAAACTTTTATTTGCTAGGTTAGCTTTATTGAGTGCAATTAGGAGGGGAGTGGCTTCTTCGGTAGGGATATTCATTGTAATGGGATTACCACTCAAAGGAAGAAATTGCACTTCTATTCCTGGGCTAGGATTCATAGTAAGTTTAATAAATCCTATTTTTATATCATTCGGAATTGAAGTTCTAACTACTTCTGCCATTTCAAACCAAACCTTCTAGGAATTTATAGATTAGAAATCCTAAACAGACAAGGAAGAGTATTAAAATTGTTCTATTGATACCTTTGAATTGCTTGTTCATTTAGAGAAGATTGCTATGATTGTGATGAATACAATGATAATAATGATAATGCAGACTGGATAGAGCATTGGTGATTTAGTATTCATCTGCAATCCCATGCACCATTGAGACGTTTTGCTATTGCTCCTGTTCCTCCTCCTGTGCATGGATTGGAGAAATTAGTGCAATCTGTGCAGAATCTTATTCTTCCGTTAGATGCTGTTCCAAGACTAGCAAATGCTATACCAGTTAATTCAACTCCTGATGTTCCAGTGTAAAGTAATCCATCTACAATCATGGAAGCTCCTCCAGAATCATCAGCAAGTCTAGTTCTTAAAGCAGCTCCATCCCGCTTCAAAGCAGGAAAAGCATTGGTAGTCCCACCGAATTGAAGGAGTCCGAAGTCTGTTGCTGCTGAATTATTTAGTCGAATATTTCCATCAGCATCAGAAAAGAATTTACTCCTGCTTCCCCAACCGAAATATCCATTATTTGAGGATGTATTTGCCGCTGCAAAATTTGTGGCAATTACATTACCAGAACCATAATAGTCTTTCCATCTCAGACTAGAACTTCCTAAATCTCTATTTGCATCTGGAGATGGCTGAAGTAAAGCTGAAGAAGTAACAATTCCATCAGAAACTACTAATCTATTACTTCCGTTCAATCCAAAAGCAATTGCTCCTCCAGTTCTATACATTCCTACATCAGGGTCAGCAGCAAAATAAAGAGGTGGAGTTGTTAAAGTCCCATCCTGCAATCCAACAGTTCCACTAATATTACTACTAGTGAGAGGCCAGCCTCTTGCTACTGATAGAATTCCAGTTGTAGTAGTTCCTCCTGTCCTTGAATTCTGATTGATTCTAAGGAATTTCCATGCTCCTTGAGTCGCAATGGTTCTAACTTCTCCAGTTAAAGTCGTAGAAGTATCAATTGTATTGAAATTCGTTCCATCAAGTGATGCTTGGAGAGAAGCAGAAAATGCTGAAGGTGCAGGACTGTGAATTATTTGCCAGGATACAACAGCTGCGGCTCC